GGCAATCTGCTCATCCACTGGCCGACGTCGTTCCTTCTGGTCACCGAACACGACTGCATCTTATCATCGGCTAGCGGCTATACTGTCACTACCGAAAGCAACCCGAAAAGGAGACTGCAATGCCAGAGGCATCTGACACCAAGCCGATCAACCTCCGCATCTCTACCAAGCTGCACGAGCGCCTCACTGCCATCTCGGAGGACCGGATGGTCGGCATGAACAAGATTGTCACCAAGGCCATCGAGAAGTACCTCGGTGAGCTCGAGGGCCACGACCCCCTCGCTCCCACGCATGGCTGAGCAAGAGTCACGTCCTTTCGCGGACCTACGTCCGACCGGTCTGCTGTGGCTTATCAATGTGACTGTCTTTCACCCTCGCGGCTATGCCTTGGCACTTCACTTTGAGGACGCTGAGCACCAGGTCTGCACCGGCTGGTCTTTGATGGGCGATGGCAGCGAGTCGTGGTCGATGAGGGACCCCGAGATGACCCCGGAGCTGGAAGCAATCATCGCCGTCGACCCCGTGGCGGGTATGACGAATGACGACCTGTTCCGTGCCGCAGCCGCGTTGCTCAAGCCGAAGCTGGATATGCCGGAGTCCGTGAGCTAGCTGCAGTGGCAGGATAGCTGCACGAGGGGACATGAGGCCCTAACCTGGACCTTGTGTCCCCTCGCCAGCAGTTGCCGACCCGGATCGACGCCCCCGCGGAGCTGCAGCGCCGTCTAGCTGAAACCGAACTGCGGCTCCGCGAGGTCAATCGCCTTCGAATCAAGCGGTGGGAGTACAACCCCGTTTTGTGGGCACGCGAATGCATTGCGTGGCCCGAAGGCCAGGGCCTGACCACCTACCAAGAGGGGACGCTCGACGAGCTTGTCAAGACCGGCAGGGTCGCAGTCCGCAGTGGCCACGGCACAGGCAAGACCACAACCAACTCGATGGCGGCTTTGTGGTTCGCCACCACCCGAGAGTTGGCTGGCTACGACTGGAAGGTGCTGACGACCGCCGGCGCGTGGCGCCAACTCGAAAAGTACCTCTGGCCGGAGATTCACCGTTGGGCGCGCCGCATCAAATTCGAGGTCCTCGGTCTCAAGCCTTTCAACAGTTCACAGCTCCTCGACCTTGCGCTCAAGCTCGACAACGGCGAGGCCTTCGCTGTCGCTGCCTCGGACCCTGCTCTCGTCGAGGGCGCCCACGCCGTCTGCCTGCTCTATATCTTCGACGAGTCCAAAGCCATCGACGCCCGCATCTTCGACGCCGCCGAGGGTGCTTTCGCTGGATCGAGCAACAAGATCGGCACACTCCCCGAGGCCTTCGGCCTAGCCCAGAGCACACCTGGCGATCCCGAGGGACGGTTCTACGATATTCACGCGCACCGTCCTGGTCTGGAGGACTGGAGCACCAGACATATCACCCTCAAGGAGGCCATCGCAGCTGGCCGCATCACTGAGGACTGGGCCGAGAAGCGCAAGAAGCAGTGGGGGGCGCAGAGCCAGCTCTACAACAACAGGGTGCTCGGTGAGTTCAAGGGTTCTGAGGGCAACTGCGTCATCCCGCTCGCGTGGGTCGAAGCGGCACAGGACCGCTACCGGGAATGGGTAGACGACGGGTCACCAATCGAGAAATACACGGACCTCGGAGTTGACGTTGCACGAGAGGGTGACGACGAAACCGTCCTTGCCTACAAGGCAGGCCACGTTGTCACTCGACTCGAGCACCACAACTGGGACGACACGACCATCACGGCCGGGTGGGTCAACGCGGCTCTCCATGCTCACCAGGGTGCTCGCGCTGTCGTTGACACCATCGGGGTCGGAGCCGGCGTCTTTGACATGGTGCGGCAGGAGCATGGTCGCAGGGCCATTCCGTTCAATGCTTCGGAGGCGACGGACCGTACGGACAGGACCGGGGAGCACCGTTTTCTCAATTGCCTGACAGGCGATGCTCGAGTCGCTCCTATCGGTCAGCTACGGCGAATCTGGAGAAGCTGGCACGATGGTCCGCTCTACCGGGTCAAGACGGCCGGTGGAGATGACTTCACCGCAACCCCGAATCACAATGTACTGACGCTCGGGGGCTGGGTCCCTGTCCAGGCGCTCAGCGTGGGCGACAAGCTCTGCGACGCCTCGTTCGGACAGGGCATGTCCTTTGGTCAGCCAGAGATAGGCCAGGTGCCACCCACGCTCAGCGAGGTCTACGGCGCGGCTCGCATGTTGTTTGAACCAGAACGGATGGTAAGCGGCGCTGTGAACTTCCACGGCGACCGTCCCGTGGGCGAAGTCGAGGTTGTAACGGTCAACGGGCAGTTGCTCTACCCCCCAGGCCGGGGGCAACAGAGCTCGAACCCGCAACTCGTCTGGGAGTTGCTTGGACAAGGTGATCTGTCGAGTGAGAGCAGCCCGACGAAGACCAACAATGTTCTTAGGGACGAAGGACGGCACGCTGATTGGCGTGTTCCAGCCGTCCGCCCACATGGCCGTTCGAGCGCGATGCTCGGCTTCGGTCATCCGCTCGGATCGCAGCCGGTTGGCTTCGGTGTTGGCTCTGAGGGCTACACCCTGCTGGCACAGGGTACGTGTTACGACGCGTTCGGCCAGTCCGAGTCGCCTGCCCAGGGCTTTGGCAGACTCACCGGCCAAGTAGTTGTCAACGAGTCCGACCGGGTCGGCTACTTGGGAACGCAAGAGCAACGCGGCCTCGGCCTGATTCCGTGGACCGATGTTGTGTTCTCGCAAAACTCGCCGTGGCACGTCCCGGTCGACCCCGTAACGCTTGCTCAGCGAGTGCAGGGACTCGCCCGCCAGATACCGACTAACGATGTCGTCAGCATTGATGTCATTCCTGCGTCCCGGCATGGCGGCTCCTACGTCTACACGATGGAAACTTCAACTGGGGCCTATCGGTCTAAGTCAACGGTCGCAAGGAATTGTCGAGCCGCCGCCTGGTGGTACCTCCGTGACCTTCTCGACCCGGCCGCGGGTGCAATGCTCGCTCTACCTGACGACGACTTGATGGTAGGCGACCTGACGGCCGTGCGCTGGAAAATCTCTCGTGGAGGGAAGATTCAGGTCGAATCCAAGGAGGAAATCAAGGCTCGAATCCACCGTTCGACTGACTCCGCTGATGCCGTTATCCAGGCATGTCTCTGGGAGGTGCGTCGCGCGCGCATGACCTTCGCTGGCAAAGTGGGACGTCGGGCGAACCAAGTCGTAGGCTCTGCTTCATGAGACTCCCGAAGATTGAGCGAATCCAGGTTGCTGAAGTCCGCCCCGATGACGTCATCATTCTTCACTTGCCGTCAGGAACTAACGCGGAGACTGCACATCACCTACTTGACTGCTGGGGCGACGCTAGCAGCCTCCCGAACAAGGTGATTGCCGTTACTGGTGACGGACTCAGGATTGAAATCGAGCGCCCCACACCATGAACATGCCCTGCACTCACGCTGTCATGGAATGGCGACCCCACGGACGCAACAAGCCGCCGATACAGGAGAACGTCCAGGACTGCACCTGCATGGACTACCAGCTTGCGCCGGGCGACAATCCCGACGAACTCTGCGACTGCAGCCACACCCCCAGGGACCACGGGCTGTGATTGTCACCCTCTACATCGTAATAGGCGTAGTATGTGCCTCGACCGGGTTCTTCACCGGCTACATAGTTGCTCACCGCCGGCTCCCGACAACGTTGGCTCGGATGACGGAAGGGGAGTTGGCCCAATTGGCAGCACAGACAGCAGCCAGAAGGGTGTTCCCTTCACCTGCGCCTCTTCCAACCCTCGACGAACGTAACGCGGCTGCCCTGAGAGCCTCCCGCGAGAACGCCATATTCCGGCGTGAGCAGAACCTGTGACTACCGTCTCCACGCGCCAGCGAAAGCACTATCGGCGCGTGCGTGCTGGTCACCCGAAGCAATGCGCCATCTGTAAGACCTTGACACGCGAGGGCCGGATCAGAGCTAAGGGAGCTCCTCCGACAGGCCCGTCGTTCGTGTGCGTGCCCTGTTGGGACAAGCTCCCGGTACCGGAGCCGAAGCTATGAGCGTGCTCGACCGCATCGCGACGCGTGCCATGCCGCAGACCACCACTTCCGGGCGCACGTTGCCTGGGATGGGCCAGCGGCCCACGGGCAACATCGTGGACAACATCCCTCTCGGGCGCCGCAATGCCAGGAACGGGGTAGTCGCCGGTACAGCGAACATCACCTTTGCCTCTCCGGGTCAACCACTCGCTCTCCACTGGGACGGGGCGTCCTCTGTTGAGGCTTACTACCAGTCGCTGTGGGTGATGCGCTGCGTGCGCACCATTGCCGAGACGCTGGCCGCCCTCCCCTTCATGGCTGGCAAGAGTGCTCGGAACCCGAACACGTCTACTCTGAAGTGCCCCCTCGCGTACATGCTCGGACCGCCCCCCGGCAGCCCGAATTCCCGCACCACCGCTCGCGCTCTCTGGGCCTGGACCGTCTGTCAGTACATAGTGACCGGCAAGGTGGGCTGGGAGACGCAGCTCGACACGCAGAACCGTGTCATTGGGCTCTGGCCTCTCGTGTCGCCCTGCCTCACCCCAGTCCCCTCCATGGGCGGCGACAGGTGGTGGGACAGCTTCCAGTACCAGACTCCCTACGGCATCATCGAGCTGCAGAACGAGAACGTCATGTACGGATGGCGTCCGTCCTTGCGTGACTGGCGCCAGCCGGAGTCACCTCTCGAGTCCGCCCGCAGCGCCATCTCGATGCAGGTCGGCATCGAGCGGTTCATGAACGGCCTGTTGAAGAATGGCCTGACTGCCGCTCACATGGTCATCTCGCCGCCCTTCGAGGAGCCGGAGATGCGCCGTGCCTGGCAGGAGCAGTTCCTGACCGAGTTCACTGGCGTCGACAATGCCGGCAAGACCATCTTCGGTGAGGCCGAGCTGTCTGACAAGGACCAGCGCATTCCGCAGGTGCAGGTGCAGCAGATCGGTACCCGGCCGGTCGACGCTCAGCTGCTCCAGATGTGGCAGCAAGCCAAGATCGACGTCACTGTGGCGTTGGGGGTGCCGGAAAGCCTAATAGGCAACGCGAGCCAGAGGACCTACGCAAACGCGGATTGTTTGAAAGCTAACGAATATGTGCGGCTCGCTAATGGTGAAAGATACCAGGCTAAGGACCTAGTCGGTAAGACTTTCGACGTGCTTACCACGACGCCATACGAACAAATCAAGAGGGTCGAAGCCTACGCCCATTGGAACAAAGTCGAGCCCACCTATGCAGTGACAACCGAGTCCGGGCGTCGGATCATGGCGAACGACAGGCATCCTCTCTACGCCGCCACCTACACCGCGGTGAGGAACGTGAAGCGTGGGTCTCCCGGCCGTCCTGCGGTAGGCGAGGAGCCAAAGGTGCCGCGTGGCGAAGCTGGGGTCGAAGTCAAGGGCTGGACGCCCATCGGCGAACTCAAGCCCGGCGACCTTGTCGCGGTGCCGACCGAGCTCCCATATGAGGGCGACGGACCCCTGACGGTTGAGGAAGCTGCTGTGCTCGGGGCCATAGTCGGCGACGGATGCTCCACTGGGACTGCTATCACGCTCACGAGCCCCTTGGGGCCTGACGTGGAGGCCTTCACCAGGGCCGTGGAGACCCTCGGAGACAGCGTCCGGCAGTACAAGACCCGCGAGGGAGCTTGCGACCAGTGGGGCGTCTCCGGCGGTGTGGTGCGCAAGCTGCTCGAGGACAACGGCCTGCTCGGCGTCAAGGCGCGGGACAAACACGTCCCCCCAGCTGTGTTCGCTGCGCGGCAAGAAGTGCAGGTGGCGTTCCTGCAGGCGCTTTATGCGGCCGACGGTTGTGCTGGCGTCTCAAAGCCCGCGACTTACGGTGGCCGTACGTCCTACGCCCGAGCAGCGATCACCCTGGTCTCGATCTCTGACGATCTGGTTCGCGACGTTCAGGAGCTACTCCTTCGGTTCGGAATCGGCTCGCGGATCATCCACCAACACTCCAAGGGCGGCCTCCCTTATATGGGAGACCGTATCTTTGAGTCCTATCACCTTATCTGTCAGAACCCCGACGAGGTTGTCCGCTTTTGCGATATGATTGGGATTCCGGCTAAGGCCGAGGCTGTTAAGCGGGCGCGGGAAGTTGCTGCTATGCCGGGCAGACAGAATCGTCGGACGTGGCGTGCTAAGAACCTGTGGCCAGGACTTATGTGGGAAAAGGTCAAGTCCATAGAGCCAGCAGGAATAGACGCAACCGTGGGCCTTATGGTGCCAGACGGACACACTTACCTCGGTACATATTGGGAACATAACACAGAATATAGAAACTTCTGGACTATAACCATGTCCTCCTTTATAGGTGAAATGGAGGACCTCATCAACGTCCACCTAGCTCCCCGGCTGGGTAACGAGGTGGGCTGGTTTGACGTCTCCGAGGTCGTGGCCTTGCAGAGCCCGACCATCTTTGCCCCTCTCGCGGCGGACAAGGCGGTCGATGCAGGCATCCTCACCCCGAAGGACGTGCAGGACCTGCTCGACATAGCGGACCTTGTCAGCCCCGCGGAGTCCATCGAGACTGCTCCCCTCGGAGAAGAGGGCGAAGGCCCGTCGACTCAGGGCTACCCACCTTCTACGGCTCCGTCGCGTTCTCCCGAATGGGCTCAGCTTGAATACCGAGCTCGCCAAATAGCCGAGCGCCGCAGGGCCATCAACTGGGACAAGTCAACGGACATTGCCGACAAGGTGCACGGCTACCTAGCTCGCTCCTACCCCCGTCGCACCCTTAGCTGGGTGCATGACGCCGCCTGGACACGTAAGAAGGTCCCCCTCGACAGCATCCAGATGGAGCGCCGTCCCGGTGGGGCGCGCGACGACGTCAAGGTGGCCTCGATGGCCAAGCAGATCCGCTCGGGTATCCACATGGACCCCGTGGTGCTCGTGAATTCGCCGGCCGACGACAAGCTGCGCATCGCCGACGGCTACCACCGCACACTGGCCCATCGTCACGCTGGTCGGGGAACCATCGACGCTTACGTCGCTACCCCGGCCACGGCTCATGGCGACTGGGAAACCGAGATGCACGGCTCGAAGAAGAGCAGCCGGGCTCTCCAGTTGGTCGACTTTGCATTGGAGGACCCGGAGCGTCGGACTCTGCTCGGTCTCGAGCTGCGCGAACTAGCGCACACCGGACCCGAGCGGCCCCGCACCGTCAAGCAGATCGTCGGCGGTCCCTCCACCGGCGCGGCGCCGACCAAGACGGTGACGATCCAGGTGACCGAGCCGGTCACCCCTCGTCCCCACGCTTTCAAGGGTCACAACCTGGCGATGTGCACCGAGTGCGAGCAGCCGGTCCTGTCGCCCATTCACCTGGCCGGATTCTCTGATGAGAACCGAGGTCCGACCTACCCTTTAGCAGTCGCGCCTTAGAGGCGCGAAAACCCCCCGACGCTGCGATAGCCCATCAGCAGGCGATGTTCCCGCACTGGGAGCACGCTCTACAGTCCCTGTTCAACCAGCAGGAACAAGCAACCATCGCGCGGCTTACCGGCAAGCGCGGGCGTCAGGCAGCGCGAGCCGACATGACTCCAGCGTTCTATGCCGGTGCCATCTTCGACGCGCCATTCTGGACGACCAAGATGGTCGAGACTCTGGAGCCGCTCCACGCGGCTATCGGGGTTCTGGCCAAGCAGCAGGTCATCGAGCAGTTGGCTCTGAACCCGGACTACATCGACGACGCCTCCCAGGCAGCAGTCGACAGCGAACTCCGGTCCAGGGCACAGATACTCGCGCAACGCGTGACCAAGACCACCCACGAGCAGATCGGCGATGCCCTGGCAGCAGGGCTGGCGAATGGGGCCTCTACAGACGAGCACGTCGAGGCTATCCATCACGTCTTTGATGTCGCTCGTGATTCGCGAGCAGCCACCACGGCGCGCACTGAGGTTGTGGGGGCGATGAACGGCGCTGCCCATCAGTTCGCCATCAATCAGCCGACCGACCGACGTCCCGAGGAGCACACCTGGCACACTCGCCATGACGGCCGGATGCGTCCCTCGCACAAGCGCCTTGATGGCGTAACCCTCCCGATTCATGAACCATTCCACATGACCGGAGGCCATCACCCCCAGTACCCGGGAGACCCGGTTCTCCCTCCTGAGCACGCCATCAATTGCGCGTGTTATGTCACATATTCACCCGCACGGGTGGCCCAACCTGCCACACTTGCAACAACAGGAGGCTGAAATGAAGCTCGAATACCGCGATGCTGTCGGCACCGGACATCTGAAGGACGTCGACAGCGGCAAACGGGAGGTGCAGGTCATCTTCCCGCACGAGTCTCCCGACACGTTCAAGACGGTGTTCCTCCCCGACACGTTCACGCGTGATTTCGAGGAGCATCTCCCGGTGATGTGCTGGATGCACAATCTCCGCGAGCCAATCGGCATCGCCACCAGCGCGCAGAGTACCGCCGCTGGCAACGAGGTCGTCGGCGCCTTCTCCAAGTTCGACCCCGTCGATGGAGTCTGCCCTGTCCCGCTGGCGATGCGTGCCTTCAGCCAGCTTGAGGACGGCACCCTCAAGGACTTCTCGTTCGGTTTCCTCCGTAATGGACCCGTCAAGCCGTGGGGTGGGCAGCGCGGCATCACGGCTTTCACACGAGCCCGTATGTACGAATTCAGTCCTGTCTCAATCGGCAGCATCCCCGGCGCTCACATGACTGGCCTCCGGGAAGACGGAACCCCTATCGAGGAGGTCGAAGTGCCCGACATCGAAACACTGCTCAAGCTGCGCGAGGGCAAGCACATCTCGGAGCTGGAGTTCCGCAAAATGCTCGCTCTGACGCTCCCGGAGAACTACCGGGAGCACATCGAGCTTTCGTCCCCTCCAGCGGACGATGTTCTCGCCCCGACGGGCGATGGTGGCGACCCCGCGATTCGTGCAGCATCTGGCAACATCGTCGGCCCCGATGACGGCCACAAGGTCCAAGACGGCGCCCTACTCGCTCAGGCAGTGGATGCGGCCCTGGACCGGGCCATCCAGTTGTTCCAGGCTGTCGACCTCACTGACGTTGACGCCAATATCCGCCAGGGCGTCGACCTCGTCTACGCGGCCGGCGTCTCCGTCGACGAGATGCTCGAGCGCATGGGCATCGACGACCCGGACGACGACGATGATGACGATGAGGACGACGACGGCTACCAGAAGAAGACACAGGGTTCAGCCGGCGGCGACACAGAAGGCGGAGGTTCCCCACGCGAGGAGGACTTCAGCAACCTCGAGGTGAGGGCCTCCATGAGTACGGCGGACCGCACGGCCCTGTCGAACGACGACTTCGGCTACATCGAACCCGGCGCCAAGACAGGCGAGGGTGTCAGCAAGACGCCGGAGAACGGCTACCACTTCCCGATCCATGACGCTGCTCACGTTCGCAACGCCTTGGCCCGTATTGGCGGTGGCGCTGAGTTCGGGGACAAGGCCAAGTCGAAGGTCATGGCCGCTGCCAAGAAGTTCGGCATCGACACGTCAGAGCGCGCCCTCCAGGCTTACTCTGACCGCCTGGTGGAGCTGGAGACTCGCGACGCCGAGTTGGAGACTCGCAACGCCGAACTGGCCGCAGAGGCTGCCCGCGTGCAGGCGAAACTGGATCGGCGGGTCGGAGCGAAGCGGTAAACTAGCGCCTTACTCATAGAGAGGAGACCCCGATGCCTCCTGATCCCGAGGGCACATCGCCGTCAGACCCGTTCAACGAGGTCAACGCCAAGGCCATGATGGGAGCGATACAGGCTGCCAGCGGTGTACGTCAGTTCTTTCTGGCGCTTGTCGCCGCGGAGTTCACCGAGTCACAGGCCCTCTACCTGGTAGGGGAACTGGTGAAGGGCATGGCGGGAGGCAAATGACCCTTGACGAGCTAGGCCTCAAGCACGACACTGACAAATCCAGTGGTTTCCACGGGTATTTGACTCACTATGAGGACGTCCTGGGCTACCTGCGCGACGAGCCCATCGAACTTCTCGAGGTCGGCGTGTGGGCCGGCGGTTCCATCAGGATGTGGGCGGAATTCTTCTCTAATGGGCACGTCACTGGCGTCGACGTGGATCTGTGTTGGGCGCTCCCCCTCGGTCCGCTTGAAGGGCAGTACCGAGTCAATGTCACTTTGCTGGAGCACAACATTCACGTCATCACCGACTGGTTAAGCGACGACCAACGCTTCGACGTGGTCATCGACGACGGCTCGCACAGCCCCGAGGACATCATGGCCACCTGGACGCACCTCTGGCCGCGGGTCAAGCCTGGTGGCTACCTCGTAATTGAGGACCTCGACGTTCAGCCCGACGACTCTCCCGTACTCTCAATAATTGAGAGTCTCCAGCGGGAACTCTGGCACGAGCGGGGTGAGGCATCCGAAATCCTCTGCTATCCCCAGCTCGTGTTCATCCGCAAGCGCCCATGATCGCCGTCACGAACCACGCCCTGCAGGCTCAGGGCTGGCATAACATCGCTGCCATTTGGGCATACGTGTCTTACGGATGGCGGTGGCTGGTTCCCGTTGCCTTTTTGCTCTACTTCTGGGGCACGGCCACGCTGCCGACGCCGCACTGCAGCTGCAAGAACTGTCAGCGCCGATGATCCTGCTCCCCTACACTCACGATCACCCCGCCGACACGATGCGGGCGGTAGCGAACTACGAGCACCTGCGCGCTGACGTCAGTGGCAGCGACACCGCCTACTGGGAACTGCTCAGCAAGTGGTGGAAGTCGGACGAGCCGGACCTCCTCATCATCGAGCACGACATTGGCGTGACCCCGGCGGTCATCCAGGAGTTGCTCGACTGCAAGTTCTCCTGGTGTGCTTGCTGGTATCCCTTCGAGGGGGGCACTATCTACGGGCTCGGCTGCACCAAGTTCGCTCTCGAGATACGCGAGGCCGTCCCGGACGCCTTCGATCGGGTGGCCCGTATCGGCAATGAAATTCATCCTCGCCGTCATTGGTGCTCCCTGGACATCTTCCTGCGCATGACCCTCATGAACGCCGGTCATCAGCCGTGCCTGCACCGCAGCAATCAGATTCGGCATCTGAGCACTCAGCGGAGCCACAAGGGCTGCCTAGCTGAAGGTGGTCGTGTCGTGGTGCCCGGTGACGAGTTCCGAGGTGTCCAGGCACAAAACGAGAGGCTGTCTCGCGAAGTCAGAGAGGCGATGGGAGATTGGTGATGAAGAGAGTCCTGACCATTGGCACATTCGACCTATTCCACGAAGGCCACCGGAACCTGCTCAAAGCCTGCCGGGAACTCGTGGGGCCTGACGGCCAGGTCATCATCGGCGTCAATACCGACGAGTTTGTCGAGAAGTACCGAGGACGACCCCCCATCGTGCCCTTCGAGTCGCGGGCATCAAGCTTGCGTGCCTATGGGCGTGTCGTCGGTCACGCCAACATGACAGGTCGGGGACCGGGCGACCTCATACCAACCTCAGACTTCATTGAGCAGGCCTTACCTTTAACTGCTCACTTAGACCCGGACGGCCATGTCTACGAGGACGCTCGCTACCTGGCCGTCGGCTCGGACTGGGCACGCAAGGCCTACTACGACCAAATCGGTGTTGACCAGGGATGGCTTGACTCGCGTCACATCATCCTCGTCTACATTCCCTACACGCCTGGCATCAGCAGCACTTTGCTGCGCCAGGGGATGTGCGATGTCGAAGAAGTGCGGTCCGAACTCATCGACGTCCCGATGCGTCCGAGTCCAACCGAGCCGGAGCGCAGAGGGTGACGACCCCCATCGTCATCGCAACCAACTTCGGCCGCGAGGCCTGGGTGTCAGACCTGACCTCTTCGCTTTGCGGACGCGACTACGTGGTCGTGAGCCGAGGAGGCTACGAACTCGGCAAGATGCGCTGGGTGGTGGAGAACACGACGTGGAACCGATTTGTGTTCTTGCCCGACTCTGTAGTCATCACCGACCCGAGCGTGTTCGACCGCATCGACGACACGGACGGCAGCATCTGCTTGCATCACTTCGGAGGCCAGCACTTCAGTTGCTACCTCGGGGTGTTCCAAAGCATCGCACTCCTCGATACAGGGATGCCTCTGTCTGAGCACAAGGAGGACTCGGTTCGCTACGAGAGCACCTGGCCGATGGAGTACGGCCTTCACGCCGAAATCACCTGTTTCGACACTCGACCTGACGAGTTTCTGCCTCTCGAATGGCGCCACGGCAGGGAGAACCTGCCCTATGACACCGGCTACCTCATCAAGTACCGTGGCGACTGGGGACAGAGGGAGCTGATCGACCGTTGAGACTTGCCCACTACTACCACTGTTTCAATTCTCCTGTTATCAGCCACATCATCAATGAGCACCTCGACTACCTCGACCACAGCGGGTTAGCGAAGGAGCTCGGCGTCATGCACATGGGCCTTGTCGGTGGTCACTCGTCAGATGGGTACATTCTTGACATCGCTGGCCGCATCAAGATCGACGTCGTTGCTGAAGCCGATGAAGGCTGGGAACAGGTAACGCTCGACGTTCTTCATGATGACGCCTGTGCCGACAAATTCGATGCTGCTCTCTACCTGCATTCCAAGGGCGCTTCGGACCCAAGTCAGTGGAACGACGCTTGGCGCCGCTCCATGACCATCGGTGTCGTGGGCCACTGGCGCGAGTGCATCGAGAAAATGGAAGCCGGATGGGACGTGGTCGGTTGCCACTGGCTGACCCCTCAGCAATTCCCGCAGCTGGTGGCCACGCCGTTCTACGGCGGCAACGCGTGGTGGAGCACCGCGGAGTACCTGCGTACGCTTCCGAAGCCTTTGCGAGACACGCGCCACGACGCTGAAGCCTGGCTCGGTCAGAACAACCCGAAGGCCTACGACCTGCGCCCGGGCTGGCCGGGCTTTAACACCATCTACCCGGAGGCGATTCGTTGAGAGAGCACAAGTGCAAGCTGCCTCCGGCAAGGCCACCGAAGAATCAGATTTTCAAGTGCTCCGTCTGCAAGCAGAACTGGAAGGTCAAGAGGAGCGAAGACGGTACCTATCGCTGGGTCATTGTCATGAAGATGGAGAGGCCATGAGGAAATACCGCACAAGGCCGGTCGAGGTTGAGGCCGTGCAGTTCAGCCAGGAGAACGGGCCTGAGGTGATGGCATGGTGCGCAGGAGTGCCTGAGTACGGGTACAACACAGTGAGACGTATCGGGGTACCGACGTCAGAAGGCTTCGTGCCAGCCGACCTAGACGATTGGGTTGTTAGGGACATCATCGGCGGTTTCCACGTCTGCACCGCGGAGCTCTTCGAGGTCGCCTACGAGGAGGTCAAGGAGCCCGGCTACATGGGGCGGCACACCTGCGGCACCGGCTGCCTGGTCCCCGACCCTGACCACGTTGGCCAGTATGTCCTCGGCCACGCCCTCGACGTCAGTGGCACCTCGTGAACTTCGAGGGCCTGATTCCTCCCTACGCGACCCTCACGGCCGATCCTCCGTGGGCAACGGCAGCGCGCGGCACCTCGCTCATCAAGGGTAAGTGGACCGCCCGCGGAGGAGTCGGCTACAGCACCATGAGCCTTGACGAAATCAAGGCCCTCCCCGTGAGCGACCTGGCAGCAAAGGACGCGCACCTCTATCTCTGGGTCATCCCGAGTTTCCTCCGGGACGGATTCGACGTCATCGACGCCTGGGGGTTCAAGCACTCCAAGACACTCGTCTGGTGCAAGAAGCCGAGAGCTCCGTTCATGGGGGTGTTCGGCGGCACCTCGCTCGAGTTCTGCCTGTTCGCTCACCGTGGCAACCTCGGTCACACCGGCAAGGTCGGCCGGCAGTGGTTCGAGTGGCCGCGCCACGGTCATTCGGTCAAGCCCCCGGCCTTCATGGACATGGTCGAGAAGATTTCCCCTGGACCGTACCTCGAACTTTTCACAAGGCAGGCGCGGCTCGGATGGGATGGCTGGGGTCTGGGTCACGAGACACCCCAGTGAGAGAGCGCGTCCTGGTGTGGCCCGCGGATCGGGGTGGCTGCGGGCACTACAGATTGATCTTTGTGGCCCAGGCTCTCATCAAGCAGGGTGCCGCTGTTGAGATAGGCACCGGTCCGAACGTCCTATGGCGCGGACACCCGGAGGAGCACGTCAACCTTCCTCCTGCTGATAACGAGGTCATAGGACTTGCTGAGGTGCCGGACGCCGACGTCGTTGTCTTTCAGCGACCAGCCCGACGCTGGTGGGCTGATTTGGTACCACATCTCCAGGCTGCTGGTATCAAAGTAGTAGTTGACGTGGACGACCGATTCGACCGCATCCGAATCGACTCCATCGCCTACAAGTGGCTGGGTGAACGCGGCAAGCGCCTCGACCTTGGTTACGAGCACGTCGACCGGGCCTGCAAGGCTGCCGACCTCGTGACCGCCTCGACTAAGGCTCTGGCTGAGCGTTACGGCTACGGGCACGGTGTCGTGCTCCCGAACCTCGTCCCGGAGTTCTACTTCAAGATCACCAGTCCGAAGGACCACCACAGCATCGGCTGGAGTGGCACGCTTGAGACTCACGGCGGCGACTTACAGGTGATGGAAGGTACCATGCGCACGGTGCTGCACGACTCCGACTGGCACTTCACTGTGATAGGGCCGCCGGACGGCATCGGCTCAGCTCTGAAGCTGGAGCCCCACACCTACATCGGCTCGACCGGCTGGGTGCCCTTCGAGCAGTACCCCTTCTACCTCGCTCAGCTGGAGGTCGGCATCGTCCCTCTCTTCGACGGGGTATTTAATGCCTCAAAATCGAGCCTGAAATTTTCCGAACTCAGTTCTCTCGGCATCCCCACTGTGGCCTCCCCGACGCCCGACAATGTCCGGTTACACAATCTCGGTGTCGGGGTGCTCGCGTCCTCACCTTCACAGTGGGCGCGCAAGCTTCGTGCCCTCACCCTCAATGAGAGGTATCGTCTTGAGCTAGGAGAGAGTTCTCGTGAGGCGATGAAGACACAATGTTACGAATCACAAAGTGACCGCTGGTGGCAGGCCTGGACCCGATGACAGGAGCGACACATGACGCCCGATGACCTCACCCCCGTCGACTACTCCTCGATGCCTCCGCTGTGCGAACAGCCGGGGTGTTCTCGAGACTTACTGCCGGACGCGTTCCACGCTGGGACCATCGACGGCAAGTGGTACTGCAAGCGACACTTCGAGGCACTCGCAGCAGCAGAAGTAGCGGACGAACCTCCGGTGCGTCACCCCTTCGAGCTTGACCCCTCCGCTCTCGCTCCGATGCCTCCGAAACCAGGCCCTACAAAGTTGGTACTCATCACCCCCGAAGAGTCGGAGGTGATCGACCTGCTCAATCAGGTGCACGACCGTTTCATGTCCCTCACTCAGACAGACCCCGCTGAGCGAGCCCTCTTCCAATCCCTCTGGCGCCAGCTAGTCGACCGGATAATGCGCCGCGCGGCCATAAGGGCGTTCCCTGGCCGGTTCGACTCTTAGAGGTCGGTCCGTCGCGCTCAGGGATCGGGACCTGGCGCGGCGGGCTGGCTATGATGTACGCAGCGGGGTAGAGCAGTGGAGTGCGGAAACGCGCGAGGCTCACTGGGTCCATAACTCAGCCGACGGAGGTTCGATTCCTCCCCCCGCAACTAGGCAAGCAGCCTGATGCAACGCCATTGAAAAGGCAATTGAATCGGTCCCGGAGTGCTCCCTGGTGGAGGTCCGGGACCGATTCGCGCTAGGATTGTCCTTGGATACGGAACCCGCTGAGTTGCGGTTTGCCAGTCAGCCCCGGGCGCATAAGAGAGCCCCCGGGGCTGATTCACGTTATTCCCCAGTTTGAGGTGTAGGGTTATCCCCAAGACGCCGGCCGGCCGATTGCTCGTGCCAGCGGATGTGTGTTCATCCATCCCGCTGAAGGAGCATCATGGCCCCGGAAAACGTAACCATTCCCACCACCAACAAGACCGGCGAGCGCACCGCCGAGGATGTCATTGACCGCCTGAAGGAGTTGCGCCACGACCTTGGCGAAGTGGACCTCGAGACACGCGGCGCCGACGACCCCGCTCTGCGATCCATGTTCGCAGAGGTCGACCTGCTTGACTCCGAGCTGACGGTCATCGACCTCATCGAGGGCCGCGAGGCCAAGGCGCTGATGCCGCTGGCAGCCACGCGCGGAGCCTCCACGGAGACCCTCATGCAGCGTGCCATCGCCACGGGTGGCCGCGCTCTCATGGAGACCGACGAGGTCAAGGCCTGGATTGCTCACGGCCTCAAGTCAGATGGCTTCGGGATAGAACTGCCCTTCGGTATCGACGGCTTCCAGACTCGTGCTGGAGAGTTCGAGTGGGCCACTACTGGTCCTGGGACCTACGTGGCCCCTGGCGCCCTAGCGACCGGCTCTGATTCCGTGCTGCTGCCCGTCGGCCAGCCGATCCCGCCGATCCCCCGTCACGCCAAGCTGTACCTTCGGGACCTCATCCCGAAGTTCAGCACCACGCTTGCCCGCGTGCCGTATGTCCGAGAGCTAGCGCCGACCGACAATGAGTCCGGTTCGGCCGTGACAGAAGGTACGACCAAGCCCTCGACGAACCTGAACTTCCAGGGTGCGTCGGCAGACCCGACCGTGCTCGCCGCCACACTGACGATTTCCAAGCAGCTTTGGGAAGACGCCGCGCTGGTGGTGCAGTACATCAATATGCGTTTGCCGTACATCGTGAAGTTCAAGGAGGACCAGGAGTTCCTCCAGGGCGACGGCAACTGGCCGAACATCCTCGGCATCGAGAAGTGCCCTGGGCTCCTCACCCAGGCGACAATCACCCCGACCGACTGGGCGCCGACTCTTGGTCAGGCCTTCGCCCAGATCGAAGAGCATGACGGTGAAGTCACGGCCGTCGTGTTCTACCCCTCCGACGCGTGGTCGATGTTCACCAAGCGCGCTGCTGGTGGCGCAGGGACCTTCGACGCTGGCACGCCGTTCTCGGCACTGCCGCTCACGGTCTGGGGAGTCCCGACCTACCGCACCCGTGCCCACCCGCAGGGTCAGGCCCTCGTAGGTGACTTCACTCGTGGAGCCACCATCGTCGACCGCGAGCAGGTCAACGTTCAGACGTATCGCGAGCGGTACGCCGAGCTGAACGAGATTCTGCTCATCTGCGAAGAGCGCGTGGGTCTGATGATCCAGCGTCCTGACCTCTTCTGCGAGGTCGCGCTGAGCTAGTCCGCTGGCGCGGATGACCCCGGGCTGGGTGCCACCGGCCCGGGGTCCTATTTCAGAGAGGAGGTGCGATGCCAGTAGAGGGACTCCCCCCAACAGGGAAGTTTCGGGTGGTAGTGGAGGCTCAACCTCCTCATGGCATCGCCATCCTCAAGCACAACGAGCCATTCAGATTGCTCTCATGGCCCAACGTGCAGCCTGAGCCTCCCGACGACAGACCCAGCGAGGTTGCCACAGAGCGCCTCTACTGGGTGGATTCGGGAGCCCTGGCCTATGCGGCAGGCACGTCCTATCCCATCGAAGAAAAGCCCCAGTTGTGCCGCCACGATGAGCGCGGCCATCCAGTTCCTCTCGAAGCACCTCTCAAGACAAGGAGTCGCAATGCTAGTCAAGCTCGGTAACCCGGCCCCCAGGGCAAATGTCCCGGTGAAGGACGGAATCCCGCACATCACAACCATCAGCATCCCGGACACCTACCCCATTAACGACCAGGGCGACCTCGCTTACGACTTCGACCCGGCGTTCGATGTGGCAGACGCCAAGAAGCACATCGTGGATGCCCACAGCCCCTACCTGCCGCCTGACAGGCAAGGGATCACGCGGTTCGAGGACATCGGCCACGGCAAGCAGGAGGCCTACCTGGCTGTCGTCCACCCCTCCGGTGGATGGATGAGCCAGGCGCAGGACGACCCGCTCTGGGTCTGGTCCAGCAACCAGGCCTTCGGCGAGATGCTCGCCCGGCACTACGAAGTGCCGCAGTTCACTGACTCGGAACTCGAGGGAGCCGAAGAGTCCCACTGGAGCATCACTCCTCCGGGAGTCGCGCCCTTCCTGGCACCCCCGAAGGCGTTGATTTCCAACGTCGGTCGACTGCTGCAGTCGAACATGATGGGAGGTGGCCTGGTCGGGTTCACCGGCACGCTGTCCTCGGCCACATCCACCACAGCCACGTCGGCTGCGGTCACCTCGGTGACGGCAAACCAGTACGCGGGCTGCCGGATTCACGTCCTGCAGACCGCGACAGGGCCGATGGTGTACGGCCACATCATCTCCCACACCTCCGGCACCACGCCGGTGTTCACCATCGACCGTTGGTACACGGTGGGCACGCCTGGAGCAGTCACAGCGGCCACAGCTCCCTCGGCGGGGTACTACTACTCCATCGAGGACGGGGGCATTCCCTCGGCCTGGTACATGGGGCTGTCGGCCACGGCCTACGGCAACGTGTCTGACACCGCCCTGACCGGCGAGAACTGGCACTCCGCTGGTGGCCTGAACCGCAAGATTTGCGCCTACGCCAACACCCAGAGCACCACACCGGTGACCTGGACGATTGTGGGCTCATTCACCGGCAACGGCTCGGACACCTACTCGCTGGCGGTGGTCACCATCGCGACCTTCGTTTCGATGGGTCCGGTCGGAGGTCCTCCGGGAGGTGCGGCCACACTGATGTCGGAGGCGACCATCACGAGCGCCACGTTGGCGGCGAGTGGGGACCAGCTTTCGGTCACGGACACGTGGACTGGAAGTTGACATTTTCCGGTTCATAAAGTATGCCGGCAGCATGACAACTCAAACGAAATGGTGTCCAGCTTGTAAAGAGGAGCGCCCAGTGGGCGAGTTCTACGGGAACGCAGCACGGAGCGACGGACTTTCGCCGCTCTGTGCTGTGCACCATCGGGAACGGACCCAGGCCTCTGCTCGCAAACAACGAGCCGAGTTCCTTGAGGCGATGGGCGGCGTCTGTGCGCGTTGCGGGTTCTCGGACCAGCGCGCGTTGCAGGTCGACCATGTGCATGGCGGGGGCGTCCAAAAGCGAGGCATGGAACACGCTGCTGGAGGTCCCCGCCTCTATGCTTTTGTCCTTGCCCATAGAGACGAGTTCCAGATTCTTTGCGCAAACTGCAACGTCATCAAGCGCATCGAGGAGAAAGAATCGGTCGGGGCTCGCGACTACGCCCGTGTGGTCCCGACCGAGCGTAAGCGCGGTGTGGGATACGGCAATGCCCCTGGCACGCGCGCCGCTCTGGTCGCCACTCGGACCTCAGAGCATCAGGCGGCAGCTGGGCGCGCAAAGAAGGGGCGCCCTCAGCCCAAAGTGGCTGCTGTCCGACTTGGCACGCGAATGATCGACGGGCACTGGGTCCGGGCTGAGGACATACCCGCTGACGTGAAGGCCGCTTTGGATGCTCAGCGAGATGAGAAGCGTCGGGCGTATCAGGTTGCTTACGATGCGAAAAAGCGTCAGAGAGCTGAATCAGCATGACCCTCACCTACGAAGGCCAGGAACTCCCCGCCCGCGCACCCCTGCACCGCTTCGTCACGCTCCAGGGCAGGCATGTCCTGGGGCACGACGGCGGCGTCCGCGCGAGGGTCTACGTTCCTCACACGACCATCCACCCGGCCCTCAAGCAGGTCCTCGATGCGCCCTGTTTCATCAATGGCCTGACGCTCGGGTGGACCGGCGTGGAGATGACCGAGCCTGACAGCTATCCGAACTACCTTGCCGAGCGTTGGGCCGAGGGAGGCCCGTTCATCAATCACGAGCACGATGTCCTCCCTTGGCCCGGCGCTTACCGTTCGCTGTGGAACTGCCCACACGACTGGTGTGTGTTCGGCTACGGCGACAACGAGGTCTTCACCGGTGCCGCGTACCTCGGCCTCGTAAAGTTCTCGGCTCGTTTTGTCCTGGAAACCCCTGGCCTCTGGGAGCCCGAGATGTGGACGAAGATGGACCAGACGCCTGTGCCGGGCGCGCCGTTCTGGGCACAGGAGACCCCTCGCACCTGGCAACATTGTGACGGTCACCTCGCCAAGTACGCGCAGGTGAACCACATCTCGTTTCACCAGCATTTTCCCTCCGTGAACCACTTGCACTGAGGAGCGACCCTAAATGGCCTATGGCCTCGTAGGCACGATAGGGGCTGTCAAGCTGATTGCCGGGAGCTGGCTCGCACACGAACGCTGTCCAGTCCTGACCGAAGGGCGGCGAGCCGTGGCACCATGGGGCGATAAGTACCACGGCGGCTGGCCTGTCTGGGCGGTGAGGTAATGGCTTACGCCTACACGGCGAACTTCAGCGCCAGCACTGTCACCAAGATCGACCTGAGTGCGTTCCTCACAGTCGGGTCTGCGCTGACCGTCGGGTCAAACCCGGCCAGCATCGCCATCGACCCCACCGGCGCCTACGCCTATGTGGCGAACTACAGTGACAGCACTGTCACCAAGATCAACCTGAGTACGTTCCTCACAGTCGGGTCTGCGCTGACCGTCGGGTCAAACCCGTACAAC